TCCCTGCCGCTCTGTCTGTTGCCTCAACTATGGCGGGGACGTGGGCTCAAAACCCCGTCCCCGTCCTTTTCCGCCGGCCAGCGGCTCGCCTCAGCCTGTAGCTGTCAAAGCACACCACGTTCCCAAGGCGCGGTTCACTGGGCCCCGCGTCCTTGGCGGGGGAGGGGGCGCTGCAACGCCGTCCCTCCCCAACAACTCTCGCCCGCTCGATGTCTGCCAAGACCATCGCGGCGGCGTCTCCAATCGTCATGAAAGGTCCGGTGTCGTCCATGCCAAGCAGGAGACACCGGCATGGACCGTCAGACCGTCATTTCTTCAACGACAAATCATCATCGGGAGTATCGCGTGAGCTACGTGGCCCACATCGACGACGTGCGCTCGTGGGTCAACGCTCTCGTTTCTCGGGAGCGTCGAAAGGGCGCCAAGACCCAGGTTATCCGTGAACGCCTCGCGCGCACCATCGGCTGCGCGAAGGGCACCATCGAAAACATCATGAACGGCCGGCTCAAGCGGATCGACCTTTGGCTCCGCGAAAGCGTCCGTCGTGCGCTCGTCGCTGAGATCGAGCGGGAAATCAGGGCCCTCAACCATGAGCTGGAAGTCATTCGCGCGATGGGCGGGGACGCTCGCCGCATTGAAGTGGCGGAAATTGAAGCGTGTCTTGAAAAGGCGCGCTCTCTGCTGTCTGGCGGGGGCTAGGCGATGGCCGAAGTCCTGACTATCCCCACCGTCACCCGCCGCATCTACGCGACCCCGTTCCTCGGTGGACGCCACAAGGAAGAAGGGCAGTCGATGCCCTTCGTCGAAGTCACCCTCCCGCGCGTCTCCATCCTCGATAACGCGCCCCGTCTCATCGCAGACGTGGACAGGCGCATTGCCGAGCTGGAGAGCGTCAACATCCTTCGGTGGAGGCGACGGGCATGAGCAGGATGCCAAGCCGCGTCCTCGCCCTCGGACGCCTCAAGACCGGCGCCATGAACAAGACCGAGCAGGCCTATGCCGACACGCTCGAATGGCGTCGCAGGGCCGGTGAGGTCGCCTGGTACAAATTCGAGGGCATCAAGCTCAGGCTGGCGGACAACACGTTCTTCACCGCCGACTTCGCCGTGATGCTTAGCGACGGTGCGCTCGAGCTGCACGAGGTCAAGGGCCATTGGCTCGACGACGCTCGCGCCAAGATCAAGATCGCTGCCGAGCTTTACCCCTTCCGCTTCATCGCCGTCACACCGGTCTCGAAGAAGGCCGGCGGAGGCTGGAACGTGGAGACGTTCTCATGACTGCCCCATGGATGAAATTCTATCCCGCTGACTGGCGCTCGGATCCCAAGCTGCGCCTGTGCTCCATGGCCGCTCGCGGGCTCTGGATCGAACTCCTGTGCATCATGCACGAGGCCGAGCCCCGCGGCTACCTCATCAGCAACGGCGCGCCCCTTTCCGATAAGCAGGTGGCCTCCCTCGTCGGAGCGACGCCACGCGAGCTTGCGACCCTTCTCGCCGAGTTGGAAGGCGCTGGTGTGTTCAGCCGTTGCGAGGACGGCACGATCTACAGCCGTCGTGTTGTTCGAGACGCCGAGAAGCAGGTTCGGGATAAGGAGAATGGGTTTAAGGGAGGGGCGCCCAACGTCAGACGTGGCACGGCACCCAAGGAAGCCCGCGTCCGCCCCTACAGAAAATCCGACTCCCCGGGAAAGACGGCACGCATCTTCGATAAGACGGGCGGCCGCTGCTTCTGGTGCGATACGAAGCTCATTGCGTCCCCCGCGCACGAGGGCGAGTTTGCGGACGGGTTCCATGTGGATCACCTCGTCCCGGTCTGCGACGGCGGCACAAACGACGAGGAAAACCTCGTCCCCGCCTGTGCAGTTTGCAACCACGACCGGAGCAAGACCGATTGGCCGTTCAACAGCCGCCGCGGCGTCGATCCGACAGCAACGCGGTTCCGCGATCCGACACTAACCCCCCGCACCAACCCCGACACCAAAGCCCAGAAGCCAGAAGCCAGAAGCCAGAGTTATCCTAGCCAGGATGAGACCTATGGGGGTCTAGTCTACTCCCTGGCTAGGGATGATAGGGACCTAGGTCGTTCTAGGAGGGTAGGGGGCACGCGCGCCTTCGGGGAGGTGCCCCATGAGGCGTGAGCTTCGTCCCCACCAGACCCGCGCCATCGACCTCCTGCGCCGCTCCCTCGGTTCGGGCAAGCGCCGCCCCCTCCTGCAGGCCCCGACCGGCTTCGGCAAGACGATGCTGGGCGCCGCCATCGTCGAGGGCGCCCTCGCGAAGGGCAACCGGGTGATCTTCACCGTCCCGGCCCTGTCGCTCGTCGATCAGACCGTGATGGCGCTCTGGAACGAGGGCATCCACGACGTGGGTGTGATCCAGGGGGCGCACGAACTCACCAATGCGAGCCGCCCGGTGCAGGTTGCCAGCGTCCAGACGCTCGCCCGTCGCGAGATCCCGGCGGCCGACGTGGTCGTGATCGACGAGGCGCATCGGGTGTTCGACCTCTACGGGCGCTGGATGTCAGCCACTGGCTGGGAAAGGGTCCCGTTTATCGGCCTGTCGGCCACCCCGTGGACGCGCGGTCTCGGCAAGCTGTTCGATGACCTGCTGATCGCGGCGACGACGGGCGACCTGATCGAGGCTGGATATCTCTCCCGCTTCCGGGTGTTCGCCCCGTCTCATCCCGACCTGACGGGCGTTAGGACCGTTGCCGGAGACTACCACGAGGGCGACCTCGGCGAGGCCATGAACAAGACCGCGCTCGTGGCCGATGTCGTCGAGACGTGGCTTGCGAAGGGGGAGGGGCGGCCGACGCTGTGCTTCGCCGTGGACCGAGCCCATGCCCGGCACATCCAGACGCGGTTCGCCGAGGAGGGTGTGAGCACTGCCTATGTCGATGCGTACACCTCCACCGGCGAGCGCGAGGCCATCCGCAAACGGTTCCATTCCGGGGAGGTCAAGGTCGTCTGCAACGTCGGATGCCTGACCACGGGCGTGGACTGGGACGTGCGCTGCATCATCCTCGCCCGGCCGACGCGCTCGGAAATGCTCTACGTCCAGATCATCGGGCGCGGCCTCCGGACGGCGGACGGCAAGGACGACTGCCTCATCCTCGACCACAGCGACACGACCCTGAAGCTCGGGTTCGTGACGGATATCCATCACGACCGTCTCGACGACGGGAAGGCCCGCAAGAGCGCGGCAACTGAGCGCAAGGAACCGCTCCCGAAGGAATGCCCGCAATGCTCATTCCTCAAGCCGCCGAAGGTCGCGAAATGCCCGTGTTGTGGCTTCGCCCCCCAGCGGCAATCGCAGATCGAGTGCGAGGACGGAGACCTTGTCGAGCTGACGCCGAAGGGCAAGGAGGCGAGCCGGGAGGTCAAGCAGCGCTGGTATTCGATGCTCATGAAGATCGCCGACGAGCGCGGCTATTCCGGCGGCTGGGTGGCCCACAAGTTTCGCGACAAGTTCAAGGTCTGGCCGCGTGGCCTGCACTTCATGCGCATGGAGCCCGACGAGGAGGTTCGCAACTACGTCAAGGCCGGGATGATCCGCTGGGCGAAGCGGCAGAAGAAGGTTGCGGAGGCTGCCAATGTCGCCGCTTAGGGATCGCGCAATTGGCCGCTGGCCCTCTCTCCTGCCGATGCTCGGCGTTGGCCCGGAATACCTCACCGGCCGGCATACAGCCTGCCCCATGTGCCAGCGCGGCAAGGACCGGTTTCGGTTCGACGACAAGGAGGGACGCGGCACGTGGATCTGCTCGCAGTGCGGGGCAGGTGACGGGTTCGAGCTCGTCATGAGGGTGAACGGCTGGGATTTCCACACTGCGGCGGTTCGCATTGAGGAAGTCATCGGGGCGGCTCCGGCCGTTCCGGTGCGGCAGGAGATGGGCACGGATGAGGTAAGGCGACGTCTCAACGACCTGTGGCGCTCCTCTCGGAAGGTCGAGCAAGGCGACCCGGTGTGGCGCTACCTCGTCAACCGCGTAGGCGTGGTGGATGTGCCGCCCTCGATCAGGACGTGCCTGAGTGCCCACTATCCGGCCCCGAAGCCCGCCAAGTTGCCGGCGATGGTCTCCATGGTCATGGACCCCGATGGGAACCCGGTGACGATCCATCGGACGTTCCTGACGGAGGACGGCCACAAGGCGCATGTCGCCAAGCCCCGCATGTTCATGCCCGGCAAGATTGCCCCAGGCTCGGCGGTGCGCCTGATGCGGCACGAAAAGATCCTCGGAATTGCGGAGGGGATCGAGACGGCATTCGCGGCGTCCAAGCTGTTCGACATGCCGGTGTGGGCCGCCCTCAACGCCACGATGCTGGCGAACTGGATCGCCCCGCGCGAGGTCGAGACGGTCGTGATCTTCGGGGACAACGACACGTCATTCACCGGGCAGGAGGCGGCCTACGCCCTGGCCAAGAAACTCACGAACGAAGGCTTCGGCGTCGAGGTCGAAATACCGAAGACGCTGGGTCACGACTGGAACAACGTTCTCATCGACGAAAGGAAAGCCGCATGAGTGGGCAGCAGTACGACCGGACGAATACAGGCGCCTTGTTCAAGAACGACCGGAAGGAGCGCGACACGCACCCGGATTATCGTGGCAGCGGCAACGTTGCGGGGGAGGAATTCTGGCTGTCAGGGTGGCTCAAGAAGGACCGCAACGGCAAGTCCTTTATGTCGCTGTCGTTCCAGCCAAAGGATGGCCAGCAGGCGGCCCGGAGTCAGCGGACACAACAGGTCGATATCCCGCTCGACGACGAAATCCCGTTCTGAGGAGGCGGCGATGAGCAAATGGGAATGCCTGACGCTCATGGTGATCGCGGTCTCGATGGCCGCCGCCGGCATCGTATCGATCATCTGGGGATCGGGGGCGGCGCCATGACTGACGACCTTTCCCACCGCCTCAGCAGCATAGCCGATGAGATGGAGCGGGCCGCAAGGGGCAAGAGTGCGGAAGACCTGCACGAGCTGTTCGCGGAGGCGTGCGAATTGCTGCGCGTAGCCTCGGACGCCCTCGCCATGCACGAGCGCCGGTCAATCACGATCAAACTGCCAGAGGAACACATCAATGACCTGCGCTCCGCGCTGAGGAGCGTGGGGTGTGATCTTGAGATCGCCGGGGGCTGACACATGGCGCGACCGAAGAAGAAGACGAGGGCTACGACTCCCATCGACAAGCCGATGCAGCCGACGCCCGAGCGGATGGCGAAGGCTGGAGAGG